ACTGTCATAAATATAACATCGTTTATTTGCAAGTCGTCAACATGATAAAAACCCGCGTCTTTAGCTCGATCAATGTAATGGTTTTCGCCCTTTAGCCACCATTCATCAGCCCTATCATAATCTGGCATGTCTATATTAAGCTCTTGCTTATAGTAATCACGGATAAAAGTAAAGCAATCAACCGTTCCATGTTGAAATGACCTCCCGTACAGAGGCATTATATAACCACTAGGTTCAAACTCGTAAATATTACCGGTAGGATATGAAACTATTAACCATTTTAAACCTGATTGCTCGCACCCAATTAAATCAGATGGGCTAGGCTTTGGCGATAAGTTAGGGTGACTGTGTACGATTGTATCGATTACGCCTGAATCTTCGGCTTCAGCATAGTCCTCTGGATGAATGGCAAACTGTAATCCTGTCGCTATGTTTCGACACGGCTTGTATCGTTTACGGCCTTTAACAATAACAATCAGCCCGCATGATTCCAGCGGGTAGCATTCCTTAGCGTGGTTTAAAATATCGCTTTTAATTGTCATTAATTAGACGAGCCTTCAAAACCGCCATAGGGCAGCGTTGCATTATTTCCAAATCTTAGCTTGCATGAAGAAACCCGATGACCGCAAACGTCTAGTGTTGAATCACTGGTTGGTAAGTCTACAATAGTGGCTACTGGGCCGCCTGCGTATCCGCATTCTGTGCTTCTATATTGCCAAGCGCAAACATTCTGTGTTACTTGTCGTTTAGGTAGTTTGACGTTAGTTAAATCCATTGCCGAGGCTAATTCAAACTCAATAAATATTCCGTTTTCTGAGGACTTTCTGTCAACATACCAAATTTCATCAGCAAAATAAACATTAGGGTCTGCTGAGGCATTGCCACCACTAAAATTAACCGCATCCAGATATTTAACAAAAGTTCTACGGCGAGTAAATTTAGCACCAACTAGATCTTCATTGTCACGGACTAAAGCGCCCAATACGCCTGCCGCGTTAGAACCCCTTATTGTAGGTCTAGGCTGTGTACCCCGCCCGCTTTTAGTAAAGCCATTAGCTTCAATTGGGAATCTTGTATATGTGTTACCTTGCCAGACAACATCAGCACCGAGAGAATTAGTTTCATTAACCCACCGTAAAACATCACCGTCAATTGCTGTGGCGTCAATTTCATATAAATCTATAACGCTGCCGGCTGATAGTTTCTGCACGTCTGTTGATATCATTCGCCAAACACCTCGTAAAAAGTAGCGTTTAAAGTCCAGTGGTTATATTCAATTATAGCATTATTCCATTCACTACATAACCATTTACCTACTGCGCCGGTTGGTGGCGTCCAAGTAAAAGAAGTTATTCCGTCTTCAGTAGCTAGAAATAAATCAATAGCATCAATAGCAGACTTATCACCTACAAAATTGAGCGTCCATACCCGCGCCGTTCTGTTGATCCCATCACCGACTCTTTGTTGGTAGCCATCGCCAAAAACCGACAGCCTAACCTTTGGCGCTTTCTTAACTTGCGCGCCGTAAGTAGGTTCTACTGAAAATGTGGTCATGCTAACATGCCTCCTGGCCTGCTTTCGTCTATCAATACAGATCGAACCGCTATACCAATCATATTTCCTAATCTTTGCCCGTCTTGATCACCGCTAGCGCTTGAGCCTGAAGCGTCAACATTGACAACAACGCTAACATTGCCGCTTCCAGAGCCTATCTTGTGGTTAGGAATTACTTGAGATCCGCGCGGCATGTTAACTATTTCCGGACCTTTCTCACCAACCAAAGTGGATCCGCCTTTTGCAAAATTAGTCCCGCCCGCAAGCTCTTCTGATAATGTACCAAACGGCACTGTATTGCCTGCAGCGCTTAAATTACCACTGCCACTAAATAAATTAGTCAGTCCTGTGGCAAACGATCCAAACACTGGAGCAAATGCTTTTTCTAATGCTATTTTCTGTAACTGTTTTGATATTCCGATAGCAAAATTTTGAAAATTAAACCCACCTTCAACTAATGAATCTGAAAAGCTTGCCGCCCATTGCTGCGACTGTAGTTTCATATCAGCAAATAAACGAATGTTTCTTTCTTGCTGTGTTCCTAGACCTTTTAAACTTTTTGTAGTTTTGTCGGTTTCAATAGTTAGTTTTGCTAGATCACTTGGCATTTCACGAAAAGGTACTGTGTTTCCTGCAGCGTTCATGCCACCTTCTAAAATAGTCAGCGTTGGCGTTGTTATTGTACTCGATTCACTGACTTCACTTATCACGTCCATTGATTGTTGCGCTCTTCTTAATGCGTCACCTAATGCGCCCGCCCAGCCAGCCGATTCTTCTATATTCCCAGCCGTACCACCTGACACACCTGTCATTAATTCCATTTGCGCTATACTAATTTTTTGCAAATCAATTTCTTTTTGCGCGGCTATGGCTCTGCCATCAAAACCAAACATAACCGCCGCTGTGTATTTTTCTTCTAAAGCTATAAGTTCTTTTCGTGCTTTTTCAATACTTGAATTGTCTGCAGTGCTTAAAAACCGGCCCGCCATATCATCAACGATGCCTCTAACCTTGTCTGCAGCTAGGGTAAAGCCCGCAACTGCAGCAACACCGGCCTTGCCGTATATCATGTAACCTAATATACCAGCGCTAGCTAGATAAGGCCGATCATCAAAATAATTAACTACTTTTTCGGTGCTTTCTGCAAACGTAGACAAAGCACCTAAGCCAGCCTTAACGCCTGATCTAATTTCAGTTTTAAAACCGCCTGAAGCTAAAGCCGCCGCTGTTAAAGTGTCGGCTATGTCACCGATTGGCCCTTGTAATTCCTTACCTACTGTAATTCCTAAAGCGCTAACCGTAGTGGTTAGCTTCAGCATGGAATCGTTAGCCCTTGCTGCACCGTCTACATCAGCCCTTGAGAGGCTCAAACCCAAAAGCCTTGCCTCTGCTCGCATTTCTTGCAAGCCCTTGGAACCGCCTTTCAAGGTCTGTAACAGGGACACACCGCGACCGCCAAACAAATCCATAGCAAGCCGAGTTCTATCTGATGCAACTGTAACACCATCAAAAGCCTTCGCGATTGCTTCAAATTGGTCTTCGGGCTTTAATTGATTTAATCTTTCCGCTGATAAACCCAGTTCTTCAAGTGCTTTCTGACCATCACCGATACCTTTCGTAGCATCAGAGACTTGATTCTGCATGAATCTAAAGCTTTTGGTCAGCGTATTAAACTCTACTCCAGACAACGCCGCTACATGTTGGTATTCGCTTAAAGCTTCCGTACTAGCACCGATTTGATCGGCCATTTTGCCTATTTCGTCAGAAGCATCTATTGCAGATGTTGTTACTTTACCTAGCCCCACTATAGCCATAGTAGCGGCCACACCGGACATAATACCCATGGTCTTTGTTAAGTTAGCAACACGACTACCAACTTTTTTAAGAGCGCGCCCAGCTTTCTTTTCAAAAGAATTAAAATGCCGTGATGCTCTGTCAGTGTCAGATTTTAACCGGCCTGTTTCCAAGCCTAAGTTAACAATCATCGAACCGATCACATTATTTGCCATTTTCAATTCTCATATGTGCAACCCAACCTTTTATTTCATCAACTGATAATTCTAAAACCTCGGACACTGACATTGATAACCACCTTCCTACATCAAAAATGGCTTTTAAGTTAGCGTCCTGTTTTAGTTTTTTTCTATTTCTTCCGCTGACAAGTCAGTACCGGTCATCTTAAAGAAAATATCGGTTATCATTGCAAAATCAAAGTCATTCATTATTGAAAGTACGGCGCTGTCTTTAAAAACTGCCTCACCTTTATCATCGAGTGCGCGGGTTTTAACGTGCATACAAATACCTTCAGCCGTTGACTTTTCAGCCTGCTTTTGAATGTTTTTTTGCTGTGCACCGGTTAAAGGTTTCCAGTATATTTTTAAACCATCAAGCGCCGGTATTTCACAGCTTTCAAGTTCACCGTTCAATCGATCCTGAAACTTTGCTTTCAACTTGTCAGATATATCCGACATTATGAAACAGCCCCATAAGTCAATGCGCCCGTACCTGTAATAGTAAACGATTGACTGATAATTGACTCATCAGCAACAGCAACAGAAAGACCGGTAATAAGCGCCGTACCTGACAGGCTGGTATCGCCGGTGGTGTTTCCTTCAGGCAGAAAGATTATTGTTACTGATGAGCCTATACTCATAGCGCCTTGACCTGATGAATCGGTCTCGTCCCAGTTACATTCAATTGATCCGCCCCATGAAGTCCGCCCAATCTTGTTAGTTGCTGCCGCTGATCCAATTGTATTATCGGGAATAGCTGTTGCACTCTCATCAATTGAAAAGCCCATTAATTCTGCTACAGTAGACCCGCCGACTGTAACCAGTCCGTCTACGCCTGTATGATTAGCCATTATACTTTTTCCTGTGTTTTAGGTTGTGTTTTAGGTGGCTGTATCTCTGACCAGCCTCGGTTTATCATCGTCTCAACTTGTGATGGGTGAACATCAACAGGCTGTTTGGATTTAGGGTGATACATTAACATAGTATTTTTACTCGTATATGATTAAAAAATCCGCAATTCTAGCGGTTTGGTTTGCTTCTAGATTATACGCTTGATCTGATATATTCTCTAATCGTGAATCTAATATAGTAATATCTGACACAGAACCCTTATATCTTTGTAGCGCTGTCTTTATTGCGTCTGATAATTGTATACGCTGCGCTGTTGTGCTGCTAATTATAGTAAATTGTATTCTTGACCTTAGCTTTCCAGTGTCATCATTCAAAGATGAAAAAGGTAGTGTCGATATTAACTGATAAACTATAGCTGGATGAGTTGTGTTATCGGGTAATATGTTTGCATATATTCGCGTAGACACTAACGAAGTAACAGCCGATACTGCCTTTAGTCTTTCAACAATGCCAGCTTCTAAACTCATTTTTTTAATACAGCCATTTTTTTAATTCTTGCAACTATCTTATTGCTAATAGCTTTGATAGCTTCCGGCCCTTTACTGTCTAACGCCGGCCTTAAAAACGGCCTAGCAGGGTTCTTACTTGTGCCAAATTCAACCATTCCAGCATACCATGCATTCATATTACGAAGGGTGTACTTTTTACCGCTTCTAGTGACTACTGAAGCAACTGCATCACCTGTTCGCTTAGACCTTGCTACGACCTTAATAGACCTCTTTAAGGTGCCAGTTAAGCCCATAGGTGCAAGTAACCGAGCTTCTTTAGCTATTACATTAGCGCCTGCCCTTACAGCTTGCTTGGCTATCTTCTGCTCTATATCTTTGGTAAAACTTCCCAAAGCCTTATTCAATTCCTTAGCGCCTTCTATTTTAAAGTTGGACATTACAATAAACCATTGTATCTACGCGCATATTGTTTGGATCAAATGCCGATAAAATATTATAGTAACTACCGCCGTTATTGACTCGCATTCCTGGTATTATTCCTGTCATAAATCTAATCTTAACAACCATTTCTACGCTAGAATTAACTTCTTTAGCGTTTATAAATTCTTTACCTGACTGCGTTAGTATTTTGGCCCATGCTTTTTTGTATTCTGACCAGACTATAACTTCATCACCGACCGCATCAAGTGTCGCGGTCTTCTGCTCAATTATTATAATCGTGTCGAGTTCTCCGGCTTTCACGACATTTGCCAGTTTTTATAAGGTGATAATAAATTTTTTGCAGTTATAGGCATACTTGAAACTATTGTTCCTGTTACTACATCTTCTCTATTACCATCACACGTAGCAATCCATATCAGCATAGCAAGCTTAATATCATCTTTTACCTGTCCTGCATCAGATTCACCGGTAACGTAAGTGATGGTTACCGCGTCATATTGATCCCTAGTATCAGGCCAGTCTTCATCATAAGCAGGCTTTAACCGGCCTTTTTTATCAAATTGGTACAATGTAGCGCTTAAAGTTTGGCTGATTCCGTCATCATCATCATAAATAATAGACGAAATACTTTGAATTGGACTCATAGGAAGTAGCATTTCTTCTTCAAACTTGTCTAGTTTTAATTCCCATGTTGAAGTTATTAATGTTTTAGCTAAAAATGTCTCTGTTTGCTGCCTTATACTTGCAATAAACAAACGCAATGATTCATCATTATCAGTGTTTAATATTCTTAACTGACTTCTAGCCTCACTTAATGAGACCGGTTCTGATGCTGAATCAATAGTGCGCGTCAAATTCATTACAATTAAGCCTTTTTAGGTTTCTTTTTGTTTAATGTGATCGTGCCTTTCTTAGTATCAGGCTTTTCTTCTTTAACTTCTACTATTGATTGCATATCCACAACAACAGGAAGTATAAATCCTTTTGACGCATCGGCTAGATCATCACTTAGCATTCGCTCCGTACCTTCTTGAAATTGTTCAGTAGTCGCGCCAGTTTGTGAACCTTTAAAGGATTTTAATATTAAATAGTTATTCATATTTATAAAAAGCGGGGTTATTAGCCCCGCTAAACCTTTATATATTAAGGGTTATCAGTCGGCGCGTTTGCTGGATTGCCTAGCAAGGGTATAATTGCTATTGGAGCTGATCCAGAATTGCCCGAAGGAGTTACAGTTAAGCGAGTATAGCGCTTATTTCCAACGTAACCAATACGGCGCGAGCCTAAATCAGCAGCAAATGTAAACGCGGCCAATACTTCAGTACCTAACAAATCACCATCAGCCACGGATGCAGCATCAGATAAGTCTGCCTCGTCGCCTTCTTCCACCAATACTGCAAAAGTTGCGTCAGCATCTGCGATAGTTCCAGCGCCAATTAAATATTCAAGACTGTTAAAGCCTTGTCTGTCCGTGATGCCTGAGACAACTGCTGTGTTGTCTCCGACAGTAATAACCGCCGCGCTAGGTGAGTAAATATTATTATGTAGGTCTTGCATGTTTAAATCTCCAGTAAAGCCCCGCCGTAGCGGGGTTAATTAGTTTATGCTGCGAATTTCAAAAGCTTGATTGCTGCGAAATCTTGAATACCACCGCCAACACGCTTAGTTGTGTAGAAATGCACGAAAGGCTTATTGGTGTATGGGTCGCGTAAAATGCGAGCGCCCATTCTATCCGTGATTACATAAGCACGATTGAAATCACCAAACGCAATCGATAAACTATTTGAAGCCAAATCAGGCATGTTATCATCTGCTGCAATTGGTTTACCTAACAACGTGCTAGGTGCGCCAGCTTCAAGCCCTGCGCGCCAGATATAAGCACCATCAGAATCTTTGAGCTTTCTAATTGCTGTTTCGGTTAAGTCATTCATCATAAAAGTACCGTTAGCGCGATAAGCTGGTTTAAGCGCGCCGTGCAAGTCCATTAAGCAATCGCCACCGTTAGGCGCAGCTACAAATGCACCTGAAGCACCTGAAACAACAAAGCCAACAGAACCCCATGCGTAATTAGCATTAGCAATAGTGCTATAACCTAAAATACCGCGAGGCTTATTAATACCGTTACCGGTAATAAATGCTGTGCCTTCCTGTTCAGAAAACTCGATACCAACTTCTGCACCTAACCAAGCTTCAATATTAAAGCTAGAATCATCTAGAATCCCTTGTGTTGCTGCAGGGTTAGCATAAAGCTCCATTGTTGGAAAATCTAATTGCTTTAATGTTGGCGTATCTGTTTCCGATCTTGATTGTTCTTCACCAACCCAGCCAGAAGAAGCGCCGCCGATATTATGCAACTTTTTATAAGTAGCAGAACCAACCGGAATAACTCGCGCTAAACTACGCATAGATGAAACTGTACCCAATACGCGGGTAATTTCAGTGTCCATTTCTTCAGGCACAAGATAACCGCCGTCAGGATCGGATTGAGTTGTAGCGGATGCTTGCACCTCAAGTTCACGAAGACCGCCTTCTGTACCTTTGCGGAAAAATTGACCAAAGGCTTTTTTATGCTCGGCCTTTGCTTTATCTTCTTCCTGATTGCCGCCGCCGTTAGGACGTCCACCGCTTGCTTCAATCGCGTCAAGTTGCGCTTTCATTTTTGACAACTCGGTAATGTCAGCATTAATTTTATCGACTTTTT